ATATGCTCGGCACCGCGGCGTGTCGCGCCAGCAGGTCTCGAAGCTGGTGAAGTCCGGCGTGCTGGTGGTTCGGAACGGAAAACTGGACGCGCACCTGTCCGATGCGGTGCTGAACGATCAGGCGAAGCTCGCGATGGAGGCGGAAGGCACGGAGAAGCCTGGCACTTATTCCGAGGCGCGGTACCAGCGGGAGCTCTACACCGGGAAACTGAGACGACTGGAATTCGAAGCGCGCGCCGGGACACTGATCCCAGCCGAGAAGGTGACGGCGGCCTGGGGGCGGATCGCAGACCTGATCCGGACGCGGCTCGCCGGTATCCCGAGCCGCCTTGCTCCGCACCTGGCGGCGGTAAGCGATGTGAAGCAGGTGCGCGCGGTGCTCGATCGCGAGATGGAGACGACGCTGAAGGCCCTGGCCGAAGGAATCCGCCATGCTCGATAACCTCGCGCTGCTCGACACGGACGCGCTGGCGCCGTGCATTGACCAATTGGCGCGTGCTTTCGAACCGCCGCGGCGCGTGAGGGTGAGCGAATGGGCCGACGCGGAGCGGTGGTTATCGTCCGAAGACTCTGCCGAGCAGGGCAAATTCGACAGCGGCCGCGCGCCCTACCAGCGCGAGCCCATGGATTGCCTGACGTCCGGCAGCGAATTCGAAGAAGTGGTGCTGATGTGGAGCTCGCAGACCGGCAAAACTGGCAGCGTCCTCGGAAATTTCATCGGCTACATCGTTTCGACTGACCCCGGCCCGATCCTGATCGTTGAACCGCGGCTCGAAGACGCGAAGGCCTGGAGTAAGGACCGCCTCGCGCCGATGTTGCGGGACACGCCATGCTTGCGCGGCCTAGTGGCTGATGCCCGGAGCCGGGACGCGGACAATACGACGTTCCACAAGCGGTTCCCGGGTGGAAGCCTGACGGTGTGCGGGGCGAACTCGCCTGCGGGCCTGTCGGCGCGGCCCGTGCGGTTTCTGATCCTGGATGAGGTAGACCGCTTTGCAGTCAGTGCCGGCGGCGAAGGTTCCCCGGAAGCACTGGCGGTGAAGCGCACGGCCACGTTCTGGAATCGCAAAATTCTACGCTGCAGCTCGCCCACCACAAAGGGTTCGTCCGCAATCGAGCGCGCTTACCTGGCGAGCGATCAGCGATCGTTCTGGGTGCCATGCTCGCTCTGTGGTGACTATCAGGCGCTCCGGTTCGACCGGGTGGAGTGGCCACCGCAACAGCCGCACGAAGCGCAATACCGGTGCGTCGCGTGTCAGGAACTCATTCCGCACCACAAAAAGCAGTGGATGCTTTCTCAGGGTGAATGGCGCTCGGCGAATCCAGCTTCCAAGGTTGCGGGATTTTGGCTCTCTCAGCTGTACTCGCCATTCGTGACTTGGGGCGAAACGGCTGCGGAGTTTCTGGAGGCGAAATTGAGTCCCGAGACGTTGAGGGTGTTTATCAACACGGCGCTCGCGGAACTGTGGGATGACGAGAAACAGTCGCGCGGCGCGGTCACGGAAGTCGCTCTGATGGCGCGCTGCGAATTCTACGCGGCGGATGTGCCGGAGCAGGTCTGCCTACTGACGGCCGGAGTGGACGTTCAGGACGATCGGCTCGAAGCCGAGATTGTCGGATGGGCGCCGGGTGATGAATCTTGGTCTATCGATTTTCGCGTTCTCCCCGGCGATCCGAGCGGCCCGGCGGTGTGGCAGGCGCTCGACCAGTATCTTTTGCAGCCGTGGAGGCATGAATCCGGGTTACGGTTGCAGCCACTCGGGGTCTGCATCGACTCCGGCGGGCACAATAC